ACCATGATATTACCATTATAGTATACAACTGAAAAAACTAAGTTTTACGAAACGGCAAATACCCAGTATAGACACTGTCTATACTGGGTAAGCTATTTTAGTTTAAGTAAGGAGTATTATTATACCGCACGGTATTACGTAAATAAGAGTAATGGTATTAGGGTAGGTTATGGACTACCCTAATCCATTAAGAGGAAACTTTGTCTATTATTGCAACAAGGAAAACAATAATAAACCCGCAAACACTGCAACGAGTATCTAACATGGCCGTTTGTTAAGATACTGGCACCTGTATAATATACGGTATATAAGAAGTAACAACCAAATCTGGCTACCGTTAATCCAGATAAGGGTGTAATAGACAGCTGTCACTGCTATTACAGTAGTGTTAGGTTAAATGAGAGTATGATGAGAAAAAATAAACAGGTACTGGAAATTCCAGTACCTGTATTTGAATCTTAATCAACTCTAAAGTTAACTTCTGTATCGTTATGTATTTGTGTTTTCTTAGAGATTACAGATTCAAGAGTGCTTATAGCTCTCCATTCTTCTGCACCATCATATTCATGTCTGTATATGATATAGTCTCTAGTATATATACGAATATTATCCGATACTTCTACCTTACCGAAGCCGCTATCATATCTAAAGTCTGCATTCTTAACAAATGTTTCCTAAGACATATATACATCGTCATATGCAACACATATCACATCTTTAGTAGATATCTTAAGACGGCTTAAACAGTCTAAAGTCTCTTCTAAGAAATTAGTATCACCATTATTAACATCAGTTTTAGCTTCTTCATATAGATAACGTACATGAGTTAATACATTAATTAATTCAATAAAAGTTGCTTCATAGACTCTAGTATCAGGGCTAGGCACTAATCCTTTGTTTAGGTATAACTGGTATGTATATTCACCATGTCCTACTTGTTTTGCGGATACATAATACTTACCATCTCTACTTGTAGCTTCCCACCCAAATTCATAATTAACACTACCATCTAGGTATAGAGAGTGTATTCCTTATTCTTAAAGTAATACTTATATAGTCTATTCTCATCGCTACTTATAGATAGCTTATGTTTCAATACTATGTCATGAGCTGCTGTTATAAGATAGCTGAATGCTTCAGTTCTTATAGAATCCCCATTCATAATATGAGCATTAATAGCAAACGATGGACCATCTCTATCTAACTCAGGTGTTAGTTTCACTTTTGTTAGGTTTTTCTCACTATCAAAGTTTAATATAGAGCGTATTCTACACCACTAATATAAACACCTATACCAATTTCTCTTTTTACATTATTCATGAGTTTATTTCTATCATCTGGGCTTAATAAACCATAACGAGTGAGTTTTTCAATCACATTCTGCTGTTTCATTTTTATCACCATCCACTATAACGTCTAGAAGACTATCTAAATGTACATAAGTTCCTAATGATTGACCAAAGCAATCCCCAGAATTAGGTTTTGGTATATTATATAGATTATATAAATACTGACCATAACCAGCTTGGTTAGCATATATAATATAACAACCATCCTTAGATCTAGCTTTCCAGTTTAGTTCAGTACCATCATCAATATGTAAAGTATAAGTTCTTCTGTTGAATAGTTTATAGAACCTATTTTCTTTATTTCTAAGCAACTTAATCTTATGCTTTATAAGAATACTGTAAACTTTAGATAGAAAGATTTTAAATACTTTAGTACTTATAACTCTAGTAGAATTGGCTGTAGAAGCTATAAATGCTGGTGCTACTATATCGTTAGCTTTAGGTGCTAATTTTACACTAGTTAGATTGGTTAGATCATCAAACTCTAATCTTAGAAGATACTTTATACATAGTATATCGATACCAGTGTATATACATTCACATTTATCATTATATTTAGAAGCTTCAGTAACTGTAATGATACCAAGATCGTCTAATATTTTGATAACTTTCTGCTGTTTCATTTTATCACCTCGATAAAATTATAGGATGGGATATTACACCCATCCTATAAAACAATTAGATTCTTTTTACTACACGGATAAGATTAGGAACTCTATTCCCTTTGGAGATAGAAGAGCCTAATGGGATATCACGTACTGCTACATCTTCTTTACCTGTAGCTGATTCAATCATAACTACATCTGTATCTCTTACGATTAAGATGTCTCTGATTGCATCACCACGACCTAGTTTAATTACGTTATTACCAGCTCTTGCTCTAGAAGACATAGGCAATGCACTAATATCAATCTTATTGATATAGCCATTATGAGTTACTACAATAGCATTAGTACAACCACCATAGACTACAGACATACCATCTACATTATCACTGGTATTCATAGCCTTAACTCCTCGAGTAGCACGTTTCAATACTGGAATATCATCAGATTTGAATCGTAATGCTTTCTTATGAGAGTAAGTGATGATTTGGTTATCACCATTTTGAGTAATGACGATAGATTGTACTTTATCACCATTCTCTAGCTTACTATAGATAAGACCACCAGATGCTACTGAACAGAAGTCATCTAATTCAAGACGTTTGATATAACCAGCTTGAGTCAATACTACCATAGTATAAGATTTAGACTTAGCTAATTCTTTTACCTTAGATTCACTAATGATATTAGTAACGATAGATGTCATCTTCTTATTCAAAGATAATGCATCAGTACCATTTTGTCCTTTACCTGTTAGTGGAATCTTATGTACTGGCATACTGAATACTCTACCGAATCCATCAAACATCAATAGATTATCTCTATTATCGGCATTCAAGATAAATGCGGAACATGGTTCACCACGGTTAAGATTCAATGGTTCATTTACACCATACTTCTTAATCTTATTAGATTCAGTAACTACGATATTGAATTTGCCCTCAGGGATATTATTAATATCATCTTTAGAGATTACACGACAACGTCTAGGTACACCATACTTCTTCTTGAAATATAGTAATTCATTACGAATCTCTTCATTGAGAGCTTCTTCGCTATGAATCTTAACTAAGCATTCTTCCATCTTAGCTTTAAGCTCTTTAGCCTCTTCAATATATCTATTCAAGTTACCCATAGATAGGTTCTTAATTTGTGTATTGATGATTGTCTTAGCTTGTAATGGAGTAATCTTAAACTTAGTTACAAGATAATCAATGATAGGTTGATCTTCACGGTCTTTACGTTTCTTAATCATATTGATAATCTTGTCAATCTCACCAGATTTCAATAGAGTAATGTATGCTTCACGTTCATGGAACTTAGTCTTAGCTCTTTGAAGAAGATTATAGTACAAACGTAGCTTAGTAATCTTTCTAAACTGTAAGAACTCTAGTAGATATTGCTTATAAGTAAGCTTATGGATATTACCATTAAACTGTACTTGTAAGTTTACCCGATAAGAGCATTCCAAACTAGTATTAGCAAACAATGTATCTCTAACAAAGTTAGGATCAGACCCTGGTTTTAATACCAAGATATGCTCTAACTTAGTTGGTGTATGGTTTTCAAAGCTATTGATGATTTGTGGTAGCTTACCCTCAGATACCAGTGTATCAATATTATCAGTAATAGTGCCTAAGTATACTGAGTTAGGTACACTATGAATGAACAATGCAGGTTTCTTATCATAAGTACCAATATCAATATGACCACGTACACGATAAGAGCCAAAACCATTATTGCTAATCTTCTTGAAATCCGTATCGATAATATCACATGGCATATTATGATCAGGAATCAATACAACGTGAGCATTAGGATTGTCTAATAGCTTAATAGTTGCATCAATAACCTCACCTAAGTTATGTGGTGGAACTTCAGGTCTAAACCCTACAGCAATACCGAAGATACCATTGATTAATAACAATGGAATCTTTGCAGGTAAGAAGTCAGGTTCTACTTTACTATTATCAAATGTCGGACTCCAGTCAACGATGTTTGGAGAACCATTTACACCATCTAATTCATCTAGTAAAGCTTCTTTAGCAAAGTCAGCTAATGCTACTTCTGTATAACGAGCAGCTGCTGGACCATCACCTTGGAAGTTACCAAAGTTACCTTGCTTTCTGATTAACGGTACATTACATTCGAACCAGTTAACCATTGGTTTAATAGATTGATAAATTGCACTATCGCCGTGTGGATGATAAGATTTCATTACCTCACCAACGATACCTGCAGATTTAAAAGTTCTATTTGTATTTTGTGGAAAGTCTGCATACATCGAATATAGAATCTTACGTTGTACATCTTTAAGACCATCCCGAAAATCAGGTACAGACCTGTGCTTGGCTATATAAATAGCATATAGCTTCAGGTCTTCTCTAAATTTATCTAGCGTATTTACTTTAATTTCTTGTGCCAAGTATATCCCTCCAGTCTATATGTATGTTTTTCGTTTGGTAAATTTTTAGTTTCCCAGTTTGACATATTGGGATATGAATAGGAAGCCACTATGGTCTTAATTTACCATAGTGGCTTATATAGACTATTGGATTTCGTTAATATTAATCTTAGTGATTTTGTAACCACCCTTGTTATTAGGACGTACGAATACAAACGCATCGGCTTGTTTCATATTCTTAATGATTTCATAGTTACGTTCACCAGTTAGGATAGTAATACTTAGCATATTATCTTTGAAACCAGATTCTTTTACAGAACCAACGATTACAGAACCAAGAGCTTCCTTGTTTTGAGTAAATACGTTACGTTTACCAAATACATTTACTTCGACCATATCGAAGATTTCACCTGTTTCTAAAGTATTAACTAACCAATCAGTTACTTCGTTGGATAGTTTACCACTGTAAGTTACAGGAAGAGTAAGTTCAAATAATTTAGTTGCAGGTTTACGGTTAGGTTTAATATTGTTTTTCATTGTCTTTACCTTTCAATTAATTCTTAGTAGTGCTACCAATGCCACCAGTACGTACTTCAGTTACATCATCATCATCTGTAGTCAAATACTTAACAAAGATACCTTGAGCAAATGCTTCATCTTTAACCAAATACATAGGTTCAGTACCATTATTTTTAATCTTGATACTGATATTGCCTTCATTGGTCTCATTGTTATAAAAATCCATTATTGTTATCATATAATCGTTTAAATTATATTTCTTATATTTTCATATAAGTTCGGACTACTTCTTCTATGCCCGGCGCTCTTGCTGTGTTTATTGTTCTAGCTAACTCACACAGTAGTCTCTGGACCTTCACCATACTTTTATGCTAATTCAGGTGCTTGGCTGCAAATTGCCCAATCACTATATTTTTCAAACTTTCACGCTCACCATTTATAGTCACGTTGTAGTATATAGTGCTCTAAGGGGTTTCTTGCAATTCACCGGATTTAACGACGCCAATTTTTTTACAACAACGATTTCTTGAATGTATAGATTGGTGCTCAGATTTAGTTAGTGTCAATAAATTCTCTGGCCGATTATCCAACTTATTTTCATTAATATGGTGTACATCCAACTTTGGATTTAAAACTCTTTTACCATCAATAATAATAGATTGGTCATCTGTCATTAAATATTCCTCCGCAACTAAACGATGCTCTCTTACTCGTCCATATATATTTAATGGGTGCTCTGGTGCATATCTCCAATAATATCCACAATGTATTGTAAGATCACCAGCCCATAATTTAGACTTTGTTAAAGTATTACCATAATTTGGGTTATCTTCTCCATTGTATTTTATTGAACGATATTCTGCTAAGCACTCTTTAGAGCAACATTTGGTGTGGCTATTATATTTTTTCATCTGAGATGGCTTTCTATGAAAATATTTACCACAAACAGGACATTTCATATTTAAACCCCAAAATCTTCTAAATCTGCTTTCACAATCTTTACTACAGAATATATTTTTTCTTTTTAGTCGATCCTTGTGATATATTTTTACATCTGCACCACAAGTATCACATTGTCTTACTGCTATTTCTTTTTTAAGTGTCATATTATTCTTCTTTATTTAGCGTCTATTACACCCAAAGTGTTTGTTAACGACATTTGATATTTGTATCCATAACTGCTACGTGGAGCAATGAATAGTACTTCATCTTCATTCATTTCAACTTTAATATCTGTACGGATATTAAGAGTTGCACCTGGCATGATTTCTGCATCTATAGGAGAGAAGAAGTCATAACCAGCAGAATGCTTAGTTGAACGTTTTGGTAGTAATGTGCCCTCAGGTGCTGTGGACACTAAGTGGAATTTTCTCGCCATCAGTTCCTCCGAGATCTATTATGCGGATATAGCAATAAGTCATCCGATCTGAACACTCCATAGTGTTTCGTTCCAGTACCGTTAAACTTAGCTGCAAATTCCGCACAATTAAAGTCATCAAAATCAGCATAAACTTTATATAGATAGCTATCGCCATCATATATCCAGTTTATAGTTACTAAAGATTTATGATATAAGACCGATGGAATATATTCAGCATCTTGAACGCTCATACATCTTACTTTAAGATCTCCAATATAAGAATAGTATACTCCACGGTCAATATCAATCTGTAATCGTTGTTTCATATAATCATATGCATATGCAATAGTCTTATATCGATACTTAGCCTCCTCTTCTGTTTCATTCATGAGATTATCCCACACAACATCCTGAGGATCACTAAATAAAGTCGCTATATACATTTTTTGATAGATAGCCTTAATATCAGGAATAGGCTTATGGGTGTATTGGTTAATACCATTGATAAGTGGAATGCTTTCATTCTTACCCATAATGATATACCAGACAATACTAGATAAACACTCATATTCATAGTAATGAAAGTCTATCTTATCATTGTCTTTATACTTCTCTATTAAAAACTTAGACTTTGGTAAGTAATCTATAAATACCACTCGTCTAGCTTTATTCACCACTGCATTGAATCTATGTAAAGATGTCGCATTATTTATATTAAACCCAATACCGACACATATAATAGCTTCGTCTTTATTGACCCTATCCAATACAGTAGCATTAGGTTTAAATATATATGGTAGAAGTTTTATATCCTTAGAATCATTAATGTCATTTAATAGACAGTATTCAGGGTCTAATCTTTTTTCTTCATCAATCAGAACTTTCTCCGGGTTCTGAAGTATTAGATGGGCAGCTAACCGCCCATCTTGTGTATCTGCATAATATATGATCATGGCAGTTCTCTCCTAGAAAATGTAATTGGAGATATCTAACCCTGCAATTAGGTCCATCTTACTAGAATCGATTTCACGAATCTTAGCAATTTCGTATTTGATATCTTCCACTGTGTATTGTTCGAGAACCCTTTCTTTATCTTTACCGATTACTGTATCATACAATTGGTCTTCATTCATTTCCCCTAGACCTTTGAATCGAGTGATGTTCTTTGGTGCTAGTTCCTTAAACTTATTCAATAAGCCATATAAGGACATAGTCTCACCATCAACTACATAATGGCTAGGTTGAGAACTAATGATATCAGTTACCAATTTATAATGCATTGTTTCAAAGAAGCTTAATAAGCGATCATTGATGTATATAGTTTGGTACTTGTTATCTTCATAAAGACCAGTAATAGTCCAGTTACCTTTATCATTCTTACATTCCAAATACTTATGATTCTTTGTAATCTTAGATTTGAATTGACTGAATGATAGTCCTTTACCCACATATAACAAAATTTCTTCCAATAAATACGGATTGATGGCGAATGAATTCGCTGCAGACTCTAAACGTTCAATATAGAACTCTGTAGAATTCAATAGCTTAATTAATTGATTATTGGTAAAGTTCACCTTACCAGGTAAGGTTACTTTATGGTTCTTTGAAAATTGTTTCTGTAAGTATGCATTGTACTCTGTACGGTCAGTGAAGTATTTAAAGTTCCTACCATCAATCTTACCGCCATATAAAGGTGGTACAGATGCATATACACGACCATCTAATACTAATGGTTCCATGTATAATAAGAAGAACGATAATAACAATGTACGGATATGTGCACCATCAGGGTCAGCATCTGTACAGATTACTACACGTTCCCAATTACACTTACTAATATCAAAGTTTTTACCATAACCTGCACCAATAATAGAAATGATAGATGCAACTTCTTCATTCTTAAGTACATCTTCTCTTTTCTTGGCTAAAGCACTAATGATTTTACCACGAATAGGGAAGATACCTTGGGAATCATTGTCACGTCTATTACGAGCATTACCAGCAGCAGAGTCGCCTTCCACGATGAATAGTTCGTTATGCTTCTTACCTTTAGGTCTTACAAACTTAGCTGGAAGACCAGTAATAGCTGAAGCATTCTTAACTTGAATACGGACACGTCCTGCTTCATTTTTCGTACGAAGTTCTGCTACTTCTTTAAAGTATTTACAAAGTTTTTGTAGATCCGACGAAGAGGTCTTAGCCCATTGGTCTAAACCATCTATCGTGATATCTTTAACAAAAGGGACTAGGTCTTCATTAGAAATGATTTCCTTTGCTTGTCCTGTAAATTCTGGATATAAGTGATATACAGAGTTTACACAGCATAGTCCACTGAGAATATCAGCATTTGTAATCTTTAGTTTTGAATTCTTACCTAAGAAGTATTTATTCATATAATCTCTAAAGAATTTGGTAAGCCCTTCAACGAAACCCTTAATATGAGTTCCGCTAGGTGTAGGACAGAAGTTTGCATAACCTGCAAAGATATCATCTGCTTTTGTACTATCAAAAGTAAATAAGATATCAGCTTTCATCTGTCCATCTTCTTTAAGCTTGGAGATATGTATTGGAGCAATCATAGGTTTAGTTGCCAAAGAATCTAGGATACCAGCAATGCCTTTATCGTTCACAATACGTACTTTATGACATTTGCCATTAGCATCAGTACCAAAGTAGTTTACTTTAGCACCAATATCAAGTAAAGGTATTAGACTCTCTAATAAGTCTAATACATCTTGCCAAGTTGTAGTGATTTCACCCATAATAACTTTACCAGCTTGATAACCACTGTAACCTTGTTTCTTAGTTGGCATAGTATGAATAGGGTTAAATGTAATAATTGTACCTTGGTAGTTATCCTTATTAGGGATAGACTTAACCTTGGCAGTTTCAGGGTCACCTAAGTATAAAGACATCTCTTGCCCTTTACCTAGACGATAAGATTTAACTACAAAATGCTCACTACATGCACTCGTAGCTTTAGAACCTAAACCATGTCGACCAGATGAGAATGCACCTGGTTTCTTTTCATAGTTGGTTGACGTATTCTGACTAGTAAATGCAGTAACCATAATGTCAAATGGAATACCACGACCGTTATCTTGTATGGTAACTTCGTGATTTCTCTCATCATAGTATACCCAAATTTCATCACATGGAGAATCTTTCTTCATCAACTCATCGGCTGAGTTCTGAAAGATTTCCCTAATCATATTAATAAATCCTCGATTACCAGAGTAACCTAGGTAAGTACCAATATTCTGTCGTACGCCTTCAGTTGGAGTAAGAGTTAAAAAGTCATCACCATAATTGGCAATATTATCTTGCATCTCTTTTGTTATTTTGGCCATTTTATCACCTCTCACTTAACTGTTAATCTTTGTTTAAAAAATACATATTGTAAAAGCCCCATTGCTGGGGCTTTCTGAATCAGTCTACATAATTGAAAGGCTGTATATTGCACCATTCAATGGTACCCCCAAGCTCTTCTTCAATATATTCTTCAAAGCTTGTTTCTATGGATTCACCAGGTTTACAAAACATTGATGGTACGAATGGTTTAACGTCTTTGATATTGAATTCGTCTCTAAGGACATCATTCAAATACTTAGGTACGTCTTTATAAGTTTGTGGATAATACATATTATCACACATACTAAAGTATTCTGGTTTATCTTTACCCTCTTCTGTTTTACTCCAGCCAAAATCTACATTCACTGTATCGTCAAAGATAATATGATCTTTATCATTAGTATCATAGATAGCAAAGCCAGGTTCTTCTGCATAGTAGACAAACTTAATACTACTATTAGGGACTATCTTATCTATCAGAATATTAAACCCTGTAGTAATATATGTCCATTTATTGCAATACTCTGTTTGGAAATACCATACAAGAGTACCATCAGGTAAAGTAGTAGACCAAATTTCATTATCATCTGGTGGCCATACCATTTCACCACGTAATGTGGTCCCATCTTCACAGTCATCAGATAATTTAGCAAAGTCTTCTTCTGTTTCCCATACCCCTAAATCTTTAAGAGCATATGGTAGCCAGCATTTCTTATCATTATATAGAGATATCAATTTATCTCTAAGTATCTCTATCTCCTCTTTTACAGGAGAATAGAATGCTACGTTTTGATAACAATCATTAGCCATTTTTATCACCTCAGTAAAAATAAAAGATTCCCCATAGGAGATGTACTCCTATGGGGTGTCTTTATTTATAAAATTAGCCTAAGCTGATTGTGTCAGTTGTAATAGTTTCCTTTTGTGGAGCTGCTACAGCTGGACCAGGAACAGTTGCACCTACGGAAGCATTAGCATTGAATGGGTTAGCATTCGCTACCATTGCTTGTTGGTTTTGCAATTGTTGTACTGGAGACACAGGTGGTTGTTGCATTTGTGCTTGTGGGTTAAATGCTTGACCGCCCATCATTTGTTGTTGCTGTTGTTGGTTAGGCATCATTTGACCTTGACCTTGGTTAGGCATACCTTGCATAGGTGGTTGTGCATTATAACCGAATGGTGCTTGTGCTTGTTGTTGCCATTGTTGTTGAGGCATTGTTTGTACAGGCATTTGACCATTCATAGTTTGTGCATTGTAGTATCCACCATTGGCCATGTTGTAGAAGTTAGGGTTAGCTTGTGCACCCCAAGGGTTAGCATATGCTGGTTGTACATTACCATTTAAGATATTGTCGAAAGATGTGAATGCATCTGGACGTACAGCTTGTTGAGGTTGTACATTTTGAGCACGGCTCATACCACGAGATACATCATCAAAGTTCTTGAATGCTAAATGATACAAATCAAGAGATTTTTCAGCAATAGGTAAGCTCATCATGAATTCAGTATTGATTTCAGCTGGCAATGTAATGCTGAACAATTTGATTTGTTGCCAAATGTGACGCATAGTGCGCACTGCATTTTGTACTTCTTCATCACTGTAAGGTGTTGTAGGAATACGTTCACCACATTGTGTACAACGTACCCAACCTTTACCATCAGCTACAGTTAAGAAGCCAGTGTGGTCTTTATGTGGACACTTTGCCCACGCTTCTTTTTCTGGTGGAATTTCCAAAGAGAAAGAAGCCTTTTGTTGAGGTTTCAACAACTCACGGTCAGCCTGAGTCATTGGATCTGTAGGCGTTACAGGTGCGTAATTTCCTACAGGCATTTGAGCAGTGTTGAATGTTGGATTTGCAAATCCAGTGTTTTGATTATACATATTGTTTCCTCCTATAATCAAACGTAGAATAAAAGTATGAGTACCATACCGTGTATAGGGAATTTCCCTATACACAGATATAGTATATAATTATAGATTTGTTTCATAGATTTTAAAATTTACAAATCTAAATTATTTCATAATAGTTATTAAGATACCATTGTTTTAACGGTAGCAATTAAGTTATCCACAATAACGTGGTCTACAGGGTTAGCATCTTCAGTTACTGTGATAGATGGTGCTGTACCACCATGAATATTAGCAAGTGTAGTGCTCAAAGCAGCCAATGCACTATTAAAGTCGTGCTTGGAAACTTGATCGCTTGCTGTAGTTGTATATTCAGGTGTAATAGCATCAAATGCAGTAGTTGCAATAGTGTGACCTGCTAACTTGTCACTGATAATTTTATTAAGCTTAGTAAATAAGTCAATAGCACCATTAGCACTTAAACCATTAACTGGTGTAGGAGCTGGTGTTACTGGAACACTTGGAGGAGCTACAATTGGTGTAGGTGTAGATGCTCCAGGTGTTGGAGATGGTGTAGCTGTACTACCAGGTGTAACAGGAACTGTTGTACCAATAGTAGGAGCTACAGGTGTACCACTACCACCTTGTCCTTGGGAAGGTGTATGGGTAGTACCGCTACTTGGAGTTACTGGGCTAGTAGTACTAGAACCTGTACCCGTAGTAGGGCTTGGAGTTACAGGTGTTGCTGCTGAACCAGGTGTAGGAGTTGCTGGGCTTGGAGCTACAGGTGTTGTACCTGTGCTACCTGTACCAGAAGAGCTACCAGGTGTTACTGGTGTAGTTGTAGAGCCTGTACCGCTACTTGGTGTAGGAGATACAGGAGTTGCTGTACTACTAGTTCCATGACCAGGTGTTGGGCTCACAGGTGGAGTAACATGTCCTGGGGTAGGAACTGGTGCTACAGGTAAGATTGTACCAGTATTAGTTTCATCTACATGAACTCCTAAGTATTTCAAGTCAGGTACATGTGGTGTAGGATATGGATAAGAATCGTTAATATCACGAGTTACACTATGTACTGCTGTAGGGTCATATAGAGGATCATCCAATCTGTATTGAACTACAGGAACGTTATCACTAGTTGTATCCTCTACTGGAGCACTAGGTGCTGTTTGAGGACCAGCCATTGGAACGTCTTTTGGATTGTTAGACAAATCATAAGTAGGAACACCAATACCACGAGAACGTTGTTCATTACGTAAACGCATAAGAGCAGCTTCTGCTTGGCGTTCTTGCTCCTCTCTGAGTTTGTAGATTTCATCGAGCTCACCTTTACGTACTGCACCAAATGCATACATATCAGTTGTAGGAGCTTGTTCATTCAAGAAGAGATTAATAATCTTATCTTCAAAACCAAACTCTTTCATAATAGCTCGAGCATTTTGTAAATCCATATTGATATGAAGATATTGAATCATTTCATAAGGTACTACTGTGAGCTGGAATGGTTCACGGTAAGTATCTGTAGATGGATCTGAATTTTGATGTGCTACGATAAGCACTTCATTATTATCATCCCAAATAGTTGGGACAAAGCCTAAGTTATATTTGTGATTATTATCACCATAGACAAGCATACCACTGACAGGAGTATCATGATTACTATTGACAGCTTTTCGCTTATCTCTTACTAGTTTAACTGCAGTTTTTTCCATAACTAGTATATTCTCCTTTTCTCTTAAGAGTTTTTACAAATTGATCGACAATGTCTTGAATCCAATCCGGCAGAGTCAAGACAGTTACGCCCATATTGTCATTAGTTGAGACAATTATATACCTGT